CTCTCACATGACGGTTGCCAGGTGGCGCAGCATAGCCGCATGAGTCTTATCGCGGTTTTGTCAAAGGGATACCCCCCGATCGTTCGGCGGTTCTTTTATTCCATCTTGCCTCCGGGCCGGTCTGCTGTCCACAACAACAAACCGCTTGCCCGGAGGTCTTTTTATGTATGAGAAATGTAAGCTGTATGAAACTCCACGGAGATAAAACATGGAAACAGAAATAGTAGAAACAGCTATAGAAGCAACCAGGGCCAAGACGGCTCTTGAGGCCGCTAAGTCATTCTGCATCACCACTGACGCCGACCTTCAACGGGCAGACATAGCCTGCGTAGAACTCAAGGAGATCGAGAAACAGGCCAATGAGAAGTACGACCCCAATATCAAGCGATGGCACCAGGGGCACAAAGCCGCCGTCGCAGAGAAGAAGGCAGTCACCGACCTCATCACCGAGACACGCGACGTTTACAAGAAGAAAATCCGGGTCTATCAGTTGGAGCAGGAATCCACCCGCCAGGCGGAGGAGAAGCGCCTCCAGGACCTATCCGACAAAGCCGCCGAGGACGCCGCAATCGCCGCAGCCGCAGAGGCCGAGAAGGCCGGCGACAAGGCCCAGGCCGAGGCCATACTACAGGCCCCGGTGCAGGCAGCTCCGGTTATCCTGGCCCGCACGATCCCCAAGGTCCAGACGCGCATCCCGGAAACGTGGATGGCTACGCCAATCCCGATAGAGCGCATGACGAATCAGCAGATCATAAACGCTCGCGCCTATCTGTGTTGGGATACCATCAGGCTCGGGCAACAGGCCAGATCGACGCACGACACGGTTAAGGTTGACGGCGTTAAATTCCACGTCCGGCCCATCTGACCATGCAGATAACAGTCAAAGCCACCGTCTGCGGAAGCCGGACGGATCGAGAGGGAAACGCGAAGCTGACGTTTGAGATTAGCCCTGAGGACCAGGCCAAGGCATCTGCCATAGCCATGTGCGTCAATAAGGTCTTGGTCCTGACGGTCGAGGAAAGCCAATGACCATCCTTCTACTCCTGGCCAAATCGCTAGGCGTACTGTGGCGCAAAGCCAAATCATTCGGTGCCGAAGCGGGGAAGGTGCTGGCGTTTGTGTTCTGGCAGTTGGTTGGGAAGTTCCCTAGGTGCTGCAAATGAACTGCTCCGAATCCGTGCAGAAAATCCAGGAGGTAAAACCGATAATGCCCGATCCCAGACCGACAGCGACGGAGATCATGAGCCTCTGCCGATACTATCGAGTCCGCCAATGGATGGACTCGCTGTACATGACCGAGGTCGGTTTCGCTGGCGGGCGCGTGGACCTCATGGTCATCGACCTGCGGACATTTTACGTCTACGGATACGAGGTTAAGGTCAGCCGCGCCGATTTTGCCAGTGACAAGAAGTGGCGGAGTTATGTCCCGTTCTTCAACCGCTTCTACTTCGCGACTCCGAAGGGGATAATCGAGCCCGAGGAGTTGCCGCCCGAGATCGGTCTGCTCGAATGCGTAAGCGCCGGCAGTTACCACGGAGAAAGCCACTGGCAACTCAATCTCGCCAAGAAATCCAGAGACATCCAGACGGTCTTTGTCCCGACAACGCTTGGAGAGAACCATCTTTTACATGTGCTTCTCGGATACATGAGGGACTTCAACTGGCGGCATGAACGATTCTTACACGTCAGTTGCCCCAAGTGCGGGACCTATTGCCCCACGCGCGATCCTCGCGGGCTCCCGTTTGGGCATTTCGATCCGAATGATGCCCATAAAAAAGACGAATGCGCTAGCGCCATGCTGGAGGCCGCGAACGTATCAGACACCGAGCCATCATGAAGGGTCCCGAACTAATTACCCAAAACAGAATCCAAGGCGCACTTCGGGCGCTTGGGTACATCTCGTTCCACATCCCGAACATGGGCTACTACAACAAGCGGACGGGGCGTTACAACATACCGACCAGCGCGTACTTTGTGCCGGGAATCCCGGATGTCGTAGTCCTCCTGCCTGAGAGCAAGGTTTTGTGGATTGAGGTCAAGAGCAAAACAGGAACGCGAAGTCCCGCGCAGGAGCTAATGGCCAAGGTCTTGGTAGATCGTGGCCATAACTATGTCCTGGCCAGGAGCGTGCCAGATGTCATGTCCTGGCTAAAGGCAAACGGATACAAATATGGGGAATTGGCATGAGCAACCAGAATTTAAAGGCCCCTGCGGCTTCCAAGGCTGCCCCAGGACGCGAGTTTGACCGTTTTAGGCAGGATGCTGCCGACTCCCGACGCGACGGCCTGCAAATGGCCTTGTTTTCAGCCGATGCAATCCGAGCCCGAGTCCTTTTGGCACTCACAGAAAGCCCCATACCTATTACGGCAGAGGAAGTTTGCCGAAAGATAGGCATGGACCCAACATCCCAGGGCCATCTAGGCACAGTCAGGAGCCGCATTAGCGAGCTGCGCGACCGAGGCGCAATTGTGGCGGTTGGCCGGAGAATGAACGAACGAACAGGCGTCCGCATAACCTTATGGAAAGCTCTTTGATTTTTCCAGTCGTGAAAGCATATTTTTGTTGCTGAGAAATAACGCTTGACATCATCGAAACATTAATTTAATATTTAGTCATGAAAGCCCTGCGAGAGATGATGACCAACAATGAATACCAAATCTAACCCGCGCTCCAATTGTTGGTCGCTCTCGCAGGCAACCCGCCAAAGGGGCGCGGGCCTTTTTTAAGATGGCTTCACCTCAACTAGAAAATGGGCATACAAGAATATCTAATGAGTTGCTTGACGCGATTGTTAGGCACCCATTTTCTGGTAATGGCCTACGATTTGCGCTATGGGTCATTAGATCTTCATATGGATGGAACAGAAAATTTATTAAAGAATGGTCATTTAGGAAAGCATCAAAGGAACTTTCAATGCCAATAGGAAGCGTTCATCTTGCAATGCAAGTTCTTATAGACAATGAAGTTATAATAAAAGATGAATCAGGCAGATTGTATTTAAACAAAGACTACGAAAAATGGTCAAGCGTTCAGCCCACTGAACGCACGAATCAATCAAAAAGCGTTCAGCCCACTGAACGGAAGCGTTCAGCCCACCGAACGGAAGCGTTCAGCCCACTGAACGGAAGCGTTCAGCCCACTGAACGCCTATATGGAGAAAGACATTTAAAGACAGTTAAAGAAAGGAAAGAAAGGGAAATTATACCTCCAAAAATTGAATTAGTAACAGCTTATTGTATTGGAAGAAATAACGGGATAGACCCGAATAATTTTATTGACCATTACGAGGCTAGAGGTTGGATGCTTGGGAAAACAAAGATGAAGGACTGGCAGGCAGCAATTAGGACTTGGGAGAGAAATAATTACAATAACAAAGGTCCTAAAATAATAGACACATACGAAAAATTAGTGGCTGACTCAAAGCAATGCTAACACCTCCAAACAACCAACAAGCCGAAAAGGCAATCCTGGCGTCAATCCTTGTTGATTCTGGCGGATGTTCATTGCGTTCGGCAATGGCAAGGATAAAACCAGAGATGTTCTATTTTGACTCATTCCGGGCAATCTATGAGGCCATGTTGGACATGGGGCCTACGGTGCCTATAGATATCGTTACCCTTCCAGGCCTACTTAAAGAGATTGGAAAACTAGACGATGTAGGCGGCATAGAAGCGCTTACAGACATATTACACTCTATCGGACACGCATCTCACCTTACGCACTACTGCAACATTGTGGCCCGCCACTACTGGGAGCGCAGGATAAACGATGAGTGCTTGCGCCTAGTTGAATGCAAGGACCCATGCAATATAGACAAGATTGCCGATGCTGTTAGGTGCCTTGATTCCGTAGGTAAAGACAGGACTGAATCAATAGGCGATGTTCTGCACAAGGCTATTGAGCGATACGACAAAAAGACACCGCGCGTGCTTTACACTGTTGGGTACAGAGGGTTTGACGATCTATGGGGTGGGTGCCTACCTGGAGAGATAACCACCTGGGCCGCAGCTCCTGGCGTCGGTAAGTCGTTACTTATGGTCAACATAATGCGCCATTGCGCCGAGCAGGGATGGCCGTGCCTGATGGTCGGGACCGAGATGAGCAACACTGAGCAGAGCGACCGGATAATGTCTATCTTCGGAGGTCCCGGAGCCTATGATCTTCGTCGCGGTCTATCTCTGTCAGGTTTTGAAAAGTACAGAGATACAGCAGAAGAATTGCAGAAGATGGGGATTAGGCTTATGGATAACCCAGAGCCGAGTTTGCAGGACATAGAGACTGCAATATCTGAGAGCAAGCCGAATGTTGTTTTTATCGACTACCTGACCCACTGCAACCTTCCGTCGCTGTCCAAGTCTGACCCGATGCGCTTGCGGATCAAGGAGTTTATGATCCGTCTGCACTCGATAGCCCGCCGTCATGATGTTGTAGTCCACCTTGCAAGCCAGCTAAACCGAATGGCCTACGCTGGAAAGGCTGACACGGCCCCGACTATGGGCGAGCTTGCTGAGTCATCTGCTGTAGAGCAGGAGAGCAGCCGAGTCGTGTTGATATGGGAGCCGCCAATCATCGAATCCGATGCAAATAAAAATCAAGGCAAGAGAATATTACAGGCCATAAACTGCAAAAGCCGAGAGTCACGACGCAAAATGAAAGTCATCCTAGAAATGGACCCACAAAGCCTGAGGATATATGAACACAAAGAAAATGATATCGTTGGAACTGACCGAGCAGGAATTGACTGAACTTTACATGTGTTACATGCGAGGTTGCAGGGGAAACAATCCTAGGGAGATAAATAAAGCTCTTGACGGTAAAATGCTGGAACTTGTAGTAGAGCATTCGATGGCGGCAGGTTCATGACCACCTGTCAAGCCCCCGTCCCCGCGAGCACCTACGCACCGGCTCACCGTTGCCTCAAGCGCGTTGTCTACCGCGTCGGGAAGCGGTGGCTGTGCGGGCATCATCGTAAGTTGGATGAGAGAAATAGGTCAGAACGATGATAGATAACCTGGATGATTACCTTGATTTCGCCACTCGTAATGCCTACCTGCTCGGACTGCTAGATTCGGAGCAAGAAGGAGCGGACGTCGTTACAGCTGTATTTGAAAAGTTAAGGCGGCACCAAGGAGAAGCCTGGACAAATGCCCCCGTCTGCATCAAACAGAACATCCTGTGGGCGATCAAGAGCCAAGTGAGAAAGATGGCACGACGTGAAAGGTTGTGTCCGTCCGTAAGCATAGAGAGCTCAATGGACGAAAACTCTGATGAAACTTTGTTAGACCGTATCAATGTCCCTATGCGCGATCTCAATTTAGAATGTCCATCGCATAGGCTAGTGCTCAGAGAGACGCTTGCCTTGTTATTGTCGAGCATGAACAGTGACTTAGAGATATTCATGGTAATGGCAGATTCACAGACTAAAAACAATCTAATTTTCGCAGCGCGGAAATTGAAGATGAACGTACACTCAGTAAGGACCCGCGTCAACTCATTCCGGAAAATGGCCAGAGAGATTGTGGAAAGCGGCCACAGTCGCCCAGATGTAAAAGGATTGAAGCGGTCACTGCGGAAACAACATGACGCTGCGCTGAACGGCGGGACGGGGCCAAATAAAAATCACTGACGGAGGGAAAGTAAATGAAAAACAAGAAGAATATCTTTACAGGGGACTTGGTGGCCAATGCCGGCCAGGTTTACGATTACACCGAGATAACAGGAAATCTTTCCGCTGTAGAGTATAAAAAAGAGTTGTTCCCAAATCTTAAAAAGGTGGGCGGCTCCATCGACGCCAGGGGCGCGGACACGAAGTCTGCGTTCCCGAAGCTGACCTCGGTGGGCGGCTCCATCGACGCCAGTGGCGCGGACACGAAGTCTGCGTTCCCGAAGCTGACCTCGGTGGGCGGCTACATCTACGCCAGTGGCGCGGACACGAAGTCTGCGTTCCCGAAGCTGACCTCGGTGGGCGGCTCCATCGACGCCAGTGGCGATTGGTCCGGCGTAAAGTCAAACGACACAGAAGCACCGAATCGTTGCCGAGCAATGCTGCTGTCGGCATTCGCTGCTGCCGGTTTCTCGTTTGCCGACGGTATCCTGGCGCGTATCGTGTCACAGCGCGGACCAGTTTCCCGAGTTATTGTTTGCGGTCAGACCAAGGTATCTTACCTCGTCACCGACGGAGAGGCGTTCTCGCACGGAAAGACTTTGTCCGAGGCCCGCGACGGCTTGATGTACAAGATAGGCAATCGCGACACGACGGAATTTAAGGCGTGGAAGCTGGACCTAGAAGTAACGAAGCGGGACGCGATCCGGGCATACAGAACCATAACTGGGGCATGTGAGCCAGGGGTTAGAGCGTGGATGAATCAGCGCCAGACTCCGGAGAAGATCACGGTAGCAGGAATAATCAAGATCACGGCGGGGGCTTACGGAGCGGATATGTTCAAGGCGTTTTTTAACACGGAGTCCAAATGAATCAGCGCAGCCTGTCCGTCAGCAAGGTTAGGAGGGGAGATGAGCAAAATCAGAATAAAGAAGTCTAGCACGGCAGATACGAGGACTTGCGATTGGTCAAAGGTGACAAAGGATGTTCTGTTGTCGTCGTCACGTCAACACATCGAAGATGTTCGAGAAGGGTTGCACCTATTCGTCAGAATGATTATCAAGGCATCAGATGATCACGATCATACCAAGATCAGCGCAATAGATTCTTTCTTTGCTGATTTTCAAAATGGCTTCAAGACGACAAAATGGTGGGAGATGCACCAGGCGGTAGAACGTCACCACATAAGTAATCAAGCCGTAATCCGTTATGATGTAAACCTAATCGACGTTTTGGAATATGTCGTCGATTGCGTCATGGCCGGTAAGGCGCGTAGTGGCAGCGTTTACCCGTTGAAACTTCCTCACGAATTATTGGAGAAGGCATTTCAGAACACGGTAAAGATTCTTACCGATTCGGTTGAGGTTGAGCCATGATCACCGACGCTGAGCTTGCGGAGATGAAGGCGCGGTGCGAGGCGGCGAGTCCGGGGCCGTGGTATAGAACAAATCATTTAGTGACCAGCGAGAAATATTTTATTGCAGGTATGCGACGCAGGCCTCTTGACGCTTGCGTTATGGATGCTGAATTTATCTCCAAAGCCCGTCAGGATATCCCTCTACTAATCGACGATGTGATTGAGGCAAAGTCACAACTTATGCAGGCAAAAATAAGGTGTGACGAATTGGAAAATCAGTTGTCTAGGATGCTTAGCGCCGGAGAGTCATTGTGGAGGGCAGTAAAATATGACGAAGGTAACGGTGTCGATGAATTGGTTGAGTGGGAAAGGGCTGCTTCTCTAAAAACAGTGAACGAGGCAAACAAATGAGATACACCTGCCATAACTGCAAGTCCGAGCACGGGACGGACAATATGGTCGCGTACTGCGCGTCATGTTATGCGGATGCAAAGTCAACGATAGCAGTTTTCATGGACGCGGCGGTCAAGGAGCGCGACGAGTTCCGGGGCATGATTTCAAAGCTAAACGAACGTCTGAGGATGTGGGAAAAAGACGGACCTGAACTCATGGATCAGGTCGAGAAGTTGGAGGGTATCATCGACAAAATGAACGCGAGGAATTTGGATCTTAGGAAAGCGTTAAATGCAGCAGATTATTACATCCGTTTGGCCGTGCAAGACGAATCGGGTAAAAAGGAAATATGCCTTGGCGTGATAAAAAACGCCCTCGCTCCCCAGTCAGACGGGAAGGCTAATGACGATGGGAAGCAGGAGGATAACGATGAATAAACCAGACGTAGGTCAGGCGTTTCCGCAAGTGATGTCGCTCAGGGATTATTTTGCCGCAAATGCGATGCGCGCATTTTTGCCTGATTATTGCCCGGACCCGTCACAATGTGCGATAGAGGCGTATCGTTATGCCGACGCCATGATCGCGGAGAGGGAGAAATAATGCAACGGTCAAAGATCGAGTATTTGCAGGGCGGGTACAGCTGGAACCCGATCAAGATGCGCTGCGATCCAGTGTCCGAAGGCTGCAAAAACTGCTGGCACCTGCGGTTCGCCAAGCGTCATGCGGCCAACCCGACGTTCAGCGCGAAAAACCGCAAGGCATATTCCGGCGACTCGTTGCGGATAGACGTTGACGAGCTTCTTGCGCCAACCAAGGTTCGCAAGCCCGCCATGATTGCTGTCCAGTTCATGGGAGATATCTTCCACGAAGATATTAGACAGATGTGGTTGAGCGATATTTTCCACGTCATGCACGAGCAACACCAACACACCTATTTGATTCTGACCAAGAGGCCCAAGCGTATGCTCGAATGGATGAAGCACTACTGGAACGAAAGCAACGGTCCGGCCATAGACAATATCTGGCTCGGCGTCAGCGTCGAGAACCAGGCCGCAGCGGATGAGCGAATACCGTTGCTCTTGCAGACGCCAGCGGCCAAAAGGTGGATATCGGTGGAGCCGATGTTGGGGCCTGTGTTTTTTAGAGATGTGCCCATAGGATCGACTCTACCGGCAGGTCCAGGAGATCGTTTTGGCGGACCGCTAAAAGAGGGCATTGATTGGGTCGTCTGCGGAGGAGAGACAGGACCGCACAAAAGACGCATGGACACACGGGATTATTCGAGTCTTGTCGTCCAATGCCGAGAGGCGGAGGTCCCGTTTTTCGGAAAGGTCGATTCCTACGGACAGCCAATAGGCCCCAGGCAGCTCCCATGACCCGCCTCCTGCGAAACGACTGGGCAATCTGCGCCGCTATCGTAGCCGTTTGGATGTTTGGCGTACTTATCAACTGCTGGGTATACTGGGAGAATAAAATATGAGCTTGGATGGATACAAACAAATAGCAGATCACATGATAAAAATTGACTGGGAGGAGCGCAGGATTTGGGAGGAGAAATTGACGCTCTACATACGCCCCAGGAGATGGTGGATGCCGAAATGGATATGGGCAAGGCTGTTAGATTTTGTTTTGTTGCAGACAACAGAGAGGGTTAGATAGCTATATGACTACTACGCGCGACACACGATTATAATAAATACATTTTTGGCAGGTAATTGGACCAAAGTGGAGGCTAAAAAATGAAGAAATTGGCGCTGCTGCTGCTGCTGTTGTTGTTGTCTGGATGTTCGAGGAATGGAGCAGGAAAAGTTGATAAGCCGTTGGATAGTTCAAAGGCAGTGATGCTATCGGCGGGGGATTGCTACCGCATGATGAGCGGTGATGCCATGTGGATTAATAGAACGTGTCGCGTTATGTACGTCGGGAAATACTCAGTAAAACATAATAACATCGCGGATAAGTCGGACCCATGGGAGGTGGTAGAGTCTGGATACATGTACAACCCTGAACGCGATCCAAGACAAGGATTTGAGAATATAAAGAAAGTTTCTTGTCCTAAGGAGTTGTTGCCATAATCGGATGATTTTTTTGTACAATGATACCGTGCAGTCCATAATTGTGGAGGCTGGGTTAATAGCGTTTGCACCGCTACTCCTGACCCTGTGCTAAACGAGCAATTGGAGATACAGTCCACGGCTTGGTCTCCCTGCACAAATTTAACAATAATATTGACAAAATAATGTTTACAAATTAGACTGATAGTGCTGAGGGCTGGCTGGGCAGATCATGACCATACAACTCTCGGCGCGCCCTCAGCAAGCGCTCCAAGCCCATGACTATAAATCATGGGCTCCTTTTTTTAGGTGTATTAGGTGAGTAGGTCACGTCCTATAAGCGTAAATAAAGTCCTGAAAAAAAATATTTATCCAAAATGGTATACGAATATAGTTGATGCTGCCTGGAAATCATATCGAGATGGGGTCTATGAAGATTTGAGAAAAATGGTTGTTGAAAACATTGAGAAATCGAAATAGAAAATGGACAACAACAAAGAGGCACCAAAAAAAGTAGATATCCGAAAACGTCGTGGGCTTACAATCAAGCAGCGGCGTCTTGTTGCAAATATAGTCAAGGGCAAATCTATAACTGAGGCGGCTCTTGACTCGGGGTATGGGACTAATAGATTGTCTGCTTGTGTCACTGGCTCGCAAACCCTAAAATTGCCTCACGTCCAGGCTGCTGTGCAAGAGGCTCTTGACAAAGCCGGAGCCACTATTGACGCCTCTGCAAAAGTCATAGCCGATGCGCATAAGGCAAATACTGAGGGCAAGTTTGGCAAGACTCTGCCCGACCATGACACCCGACTAAAAGCCGTTGAGGCAAATCGTAAATGGCGCAACATCGGGACTCAAGATGGTTCTGGTATCAATGGCGACAAACTCTCAATCGCAATACTGATCATGCAGGAGCGGGAGAAGCGAGGATTGCCAATACCTGACGTGATCGAGGGAGAGGCTACGAATGGTTAGAGCAGTTGCGGCGGTTATAGCTATATCATCTCTTGTCGTTGTGTTGCCGGCCACGTTGTCGGTATGGACAATGCCTAGGCTTTGGGTTGCTGCGCTTGCGGCCTTATTGGGAGCCATTTACCAGAGGCGATACAGCCCGATGCAGGCCCGGGCATGGTCAGTGTTCGGACTATGCGCTGTTCCCAGCATATTGACTAGCATAGACCCGTCAATGTCGATTATGGGTCAGTGGTATTGCGGGGCAGAGACAGTCATGTTAATGCTGTTGTGTTATTTGCTCATGAGCAATGCTGTTGGGGTTGACGATCATGTTGTGGCAATTGCCATAACGATATTTGGAACGATAGCCGCTATGTATTTGGTCTTGCAGGGCATGGGGATAAATCCTCTAGCCTGGAATGCGCCAGCGTCATATAACCGCATGCCAGGGCTTATGGGTCATCCAGCATGGTCTGGCTTGATGGCGGCAATGACGATACCGTTTGCGCTGTACCTGTCAGATTATGATGACACATGGTATCTGAGCATAGCTGTATGCGTAATAGGGTTGGTACTGACCGGATCACGCGGTGCTATTATCGCGGCTGTAGTATCTGCCGTCTGGCATTACCGTGACCGACTGCCGAGGACACTGGCGGCATTGCTTGTTGCTATGTCGGCTATTGCAGTTATTTACCTAGGCTACCATGGCTCACAATCTGACGTAATGCGGATAGAGCAAAACAGATTGGCTATGTTGGCATGGTGGCAGCACCCATGGCTAGGCTGGGGGCCTGGGACTGGTGCGCTATGGTTCTTGAGGGTCAGGGATATTTTGACTGCATCCAGGATGGGAGATAGCATTGTTATTCAGGTCCACAGCCACAACTGGATTACAAACATACTCGCATCACAGGGAGTGATTGGCCTAGCCGGCTGGGCGGTCATGGCCTGCTATTGTTGGCGAACTGCGACAGACACGGTTAGAGGCGCGCTTCTTGTCGTTGGCATATTCGGTCTATTTAACCCTATCCCGCCAGTGGTCTATATCGTAATGGCCGTAGCAGTAGGGTCATGTGCCAGCGGGGATGAGAGATCGACTATAGCAAGGCGGTCGGTCATGACTTTACTGGCTGGTGTTGTATTTGCGGTTATGTCCTCATCTTTGGCATCAGATGTGATGGCTAGGCGCGGTCATCATGCAGACAGGTCAAGCAGATACAACGACGCGGCCAGATATTTTCTACGCGCTGCCAAGTTTGCGCCATGGGAGTTTTACTACCCGGCTAGAGCGGCCACGTCCTTGCCGACTGACAATGACATTCGCAAGGCAGTAGCTAGAGCGTCAATAAAATCATCTAGGGTGCATAGATATAACCCAATGTCTATAACGGCATCGTCTGTTGCTCTGCAATTGATAGGCCGGCCAAAGGCGGCAATCTCGATTGCTAAATACGCTCTGAAGCTTGACCCTTTGCGAGTGTTGCACACGGCGAAATAGGAGGTATCAGATGCTTTACGAGGGCGGCGGCGATATGTCAAAGGGTGGTTTCTTCGTACACTTGCGGGATCAGTTTGGTCGGTGCCAGTGGGCGTTTGCGACTGCCCAGGTCAAAGGCAGCGTGCTAAATTTGCAGGTCATACCCAATGGACCAGAGCAGCTATGTTGGCGTCCTAATTGCAGTCATGGCCCGGACAAAGGTCAATGGCATTATGGCCCAGACCAATGCAACATGGACTCACAACAAATCAAAGAGCACGATAGAAAAAGCATCGAGTCAATAAAATGAAAAGCAACTTCCCTTGGTGGCATGAAATTGAAAAGAGAGATTCGGAATCAGGCGTTCCTGCATTCTACGATTTCGGATTATGGGGTGCCGCTACAATATTCCAAGGTAAGAAAAAATCAATAGCACTACCATGTCCGATGCTTGAAGCTCTCATTGAAATATCATGCGCTAGGGAACAGCTTTGGGCAATACGGGAAGGTTTAGCATGACTAGCGGCTGGATGAGCGAGAAGCAACGCAAAGAGGCTATCCGAGAGGCCAAGCTGGCCCAGGAAAGAGCCTATGAGCAGAATGTACGACTAAACCGGATGAACCCGAGAGACCCCAGGTTAAGCGAGCAGACTGACCGTATGGTCAATGAGGCCCAGGAGTGCGGGCGCAAGTATGCCAAGTGGCTCAAGGCACAAGGCCGAAAGATTATAATTCGTGAGAATAATTCATGAGTCATGACCAGGACAGGCTTATATGCACGTTTGGTCCTAAAGGTCTGGAATATGTCCATCCTGAATTTATGGACGCAATAACGAACAGAGACAAGAGCGAATCCGAAAAGAAATCCAAGGAAAAGAGCAGGAAGAAATGATCATAGAACGCGTCAGGTTATTCGGTCGGCCAAAGGAACAATACCTGGCTAGCGCCGAGATAGTCATATCTGACGGTCCAATGCGGTTCTGTATCAGGGGTATAAGGCTAATTGACCTGGGCAAGGACAAACTACACCTTGCCATGCCTGCATGGAAAAAAGAGGGGATGGAAGGTCCAGTATTCGAGGATATGTTTTTCCCAATGACTGCGCCGGCAAGGGAATTTCTCGAATCAGATATTATCACTCAATATCTGGCCTATGTTAAGAGATAGTTTTGAGGCGTTTATTATAATTCTCGCTATCCTGATGTTGGCATTTGCGATATGTGTTTATCTGCCTTTTAAAGAACCAATCGACCAAAAAGGATATGACCGATTATCTGAAGCTGCCGTGAAAATGGAAATTGCCAAAGACCGAGTAATCCACCGCCGACAGCTAAGATACCTAGATCGAGTAAGCGGCTGGTTAGACTGTCAAGAAGGTCGTGTCCCAAGATATGGCGATATCCGTTAGCCAGGCAAGGGCCGAGTTGTTGACGGACAAGATCAAGGTTGACCCTAGATTTCTCATTGAGTCCACGTTCTACATTCTCAACAAAGAGTCTCGGCTGGTCCCGTTCGTATTCAACGATGTCCAGAGCCACTATTGGCCTAGAATAACTACGAGGGATTTGGTTCTCAAATCGCGCAAGGAAGGGTTTACTACTATACGGTTGGCACGCATGGTTGCCAAGTGCGCGACTATACCTTACCGGAGGGCTATTGTCGTAAGCCACGAAGAAGAGTCAACCAAGCGTATTCTTAGCCGCGCAGTCGAGATGATAAAGAACTGCGCTATCAATCTCTGCGCTAAGGTCACGGAAAGCACAATCTCATTTCCGCAGATGAAAAGCTCTCTCTATATCGGGACTGCCGGAGCCAAGGCCTTCGGTCGTGGTGATGACGTTACAGATTATCACCTGACCGAGTTTGCTTGGTGGCAGAAGCCTGACCTAATCACTGGCATCGAAGAGGCCTGCGTCAAGGACTCCGAGGGCTGCATAGAGTCAACTGCCCATGGCTACGGAAATCCATTTCACATGCTATGGGTAAAATCAGACAAGGGCGAAGCCGGTATAATCCTTCCTGACGGTGCGCCTAGGAAATACGCCAGGCACTTCTACGGGTGGTGGCAGGACAACACGCTTAAAGTTGATTGCACGAGGCCGCTTACTGACGTTAATGAGTACGAGAGAAATCTAAAAACTGAATTTGGCGTTACTGACAGTCAATTGCTATGGCGTCGAATGAAGAAGGAATCAATGTTCGACCCTTCACTCTTCGAGCAGGAATATCCTGCTTTTTGTGAAGAAGCGTTCTTGGTTTCAGGCGCGATGGTCTTTGATGCTCTGGCATTGGCCAAGCATGAAAAAACTGCTAGGCCGGTATTGTGGCGCGGTGAGATCATAGACAAGGGAGATCGAGTAGGGATGGAACCGTCAGACCGTGGCCGGCTGTCAGTCTATCGAGTTCCAAGCCGAAACGGAAAATATGTTATCAGCGCAGATGTTGCGGCTGGAATAAGCGAAGGTTGCTTTTCTGTAGCTGATGTTTGGGATCTTGCCAACAATGAGCAGGTAGCCCAATGGCGCGGGCATGTGGCTCCTGAGCTATTTGGCGATGTCCTGTGCTTGCTAGGGGCCTATTACAACTACGCGCAGCTCGTTCCTGAGGTCAATAACCACGGTCTTACCACTTGCACGCGCATCCAGGATAATCAATATCCGAATCTCTACCGCCGAGAGAAGTCAACTGGCGGTTCTGATCTAGGATTCTACACAAGCCCAGGCCGGCAGGGAACAAAAATCGAGATAATCAATTCAGCCAGGGCCGCTGTTAGAGAGTTCAGTTTCAAGATCAACAGCTTGCAGACAATCTCAGAAATGCGGTCGTTCGTTAAACTGGAAAATGATGAGATGGACCACATGCCCGGAGCGTTCAGCGATTGTGTAATAACTGCCGGAATCGGTGCAATCATGCTGGCCAAATCTGAATACATTCCCGAGGAAACGCACGAATCAGACAGGATAATTAAAGGCCGCGTTTCATCTAGGATGAATATTCCGAAGTTTAGGACGGGTTATCAATGAGAGAAGATTGCAAACCGGGTCCAATTATAGAATTAAACCGGGGGCATTGGATGAGGAGGGAACCACAATTTGATACATGCGCTGATTGCGGTGGATGGCGCAGGGATCATCCATTTATTTTTTGCACTGGGATAAATAGGGGCTGCGAAAAATTTATAGAACGAATTGACGATAACAGAAAATGTCATTCATCGTCGATAGGAACAATTTATATATGAAATTACTAAAAATACTATGGGCTATAATTACCGGACAGATCGAAGCTGTAAGAGAGATTAGAACACATGGATTAAAAGCCGCCATAAATGAGGTTAAGTCTATTTATGGGCATGGGATATATTGTCAATGGCATCTTGGTCCATGTCGTGGAATTGGCCGATATCAGGCGCATGCTAATGGCCCATGGGTTTGTAGGAAACATGCAGAAGTATTGATTGATATTTTGTTAGCAACGGCAGCGAAACAATTTGACAGAGCAGAACGTGCGGCATGGGCAGTTGCGGAGAAAGAAGTATTTGGAGAAACAGAAATAAATTATGACCATAATGTAGGTTCACAAATTGAGAAGGTTCGTTTAGATGAAAGACAGAAACGGATAGAGTTATCAAAAACCAGTAAACCTCAGTAAACTTAGTATAACCAGGAGGCATACCACATGATAGGCAGCAATAAATGGCTACCAGAGCGCAACCCTGACGACTTTACTCCGATACGGTTCAAGATGCTCGTTGAGGTCTTGCCTGAGAAGGCCCGGAGCGAGACTATCATAACTCCCGATACGGTAAAGAACGGTGACACAACACGCAAAGCGTTTTGGGCCAAGGTCGTTAAGGTGGGCAATCTAGTTGAAGGCACGACTCCAGGCCTGAAGATCGTCCTTGACCCGTCTCTGGACATCATGAACGCTCAACGCTGCTTCATGTGGGAAGGCAAGCACTACATGGCTTGCGACGTTTCTGATATAATCATGGTCATGGAGGATGCTAGTGAAAAAGCCACAGCCTAAGACGTTGAGGGATAAGAAGATAGTTCAGGCCGCAAAGGACGTTCACGTTCTGTCCAGGATAGCGGTTTGCGAATACAACGATCAACAGTTAGCGAAGGAAGTCAAGGACATGCAGAAGGTCATGAACGAGTTCTTTGACCTGATTGTGGCAGAGTTCGAGAAGTCAATCGGCCACAACTTCGCGGAGCCGTTCAAGAAGAAACTTATCGAGCTATCGCACAAGTACGATCAAAAGCCGCAGGAGGCCAAGAATGGACAACAAGACTGAAGCTCAGTCAACATCTACCGGGAATCCCGGAGAAACCAATCCTCCCGAGAATGCCGGGACTTTGACCGTCTCCTACGATAAGCCCGAAATGGCTATGCTCCAAGGAGGGTTGTTCGTCATGAGCATCCCGCTTAACAGCAAGGGGATGAATCGAGTCTTGGCCACGGGCTTTGCCTTTACCGCCCTGGGCCGTCTATGCGCGATTTACGACGACATGGAACGCCTGAAGCGCGAGCATGATGCGAAGAAGAAGCCAGGTCTTATCATTGCCGGAGCTGATGCCGTCATCGGAAATATCAAGAAGTTGGTCGGGATATAATTGCTCGCCCCCGTAGCTCAATGGCAGAGCCATCGCCTTGTAAGCGATAGATCGCTGTTCGATTCAGCGCGGGGGCTTTTTCAAATCTATTGACAAACAAAAAAAAGATTCGTAGACTTTTTTTGTGGTCAATAAATTATCAGCCGAATTTCTCCCCCTGCCTGCTGATGGGACCACCAGGGGGAGATTTCTTTTTAGCTCGTCTAGGCCGAGCAGACACAGCGAAAGCTCAGAGTTAAAAAAATGGTCCTGTCACTCGCAGGTAATGCGATTGAGTTTTAAACCCTCCGGCGCTCCCCTTTTAAAATTTCGGGCAATGACCGAAAAACTGTCAACCCGAACTTGCAGGACGTGGGATATGCGCAGGCAAAACTGTCCAACACTGGCCGAGAGTCCAGAATACTGCAAGAGCGAAAGCTTTACAGTTAGGTAAGGGTCCTGTTTAGTCTTGCTGGGAATCTGGATAGTCCTGCAAGGATAGAGGGGTATTTTGACAGCTGAAGAAAAAAAGTCAATTGAACTTTTGGCAGAGTGGTATAAACGAATTGGCAACGACAGAGAATACAATAAGGTTGTGACAAGATTTAATCTGGGATTGCCATTGATTGGTTACGATTAAAATAGGAGAAAAAATGTCACTCTTTTCAGAAGATAGTCCGGTGAGAAGCGGTGTCATGCAACAGGCTTTGAAGATATCAAAAGAGCCGTACAATAAATACCGTCATGAATGGGCTTTGCGAGTGCTTGCCGAGTCATGCGACGATCTTGTATCTGTCAATGGTGATAAAAGGATTTGACAGAACACAAAAACGGGGCTATACTTTAGTTGTAGATTTGAAAGGCGGCTAGGCAGCACCGAACAAGATAATGCCGAAGATGGGGAGGCTATCCCCATGGCAGACGAATACACGAACTCCATGCGTTCTGAGCGCATGGGAAACGGTCGGGATATCAAGGCCGATATCACTACCGTCTCTCCGCAGTCTAAGTCCTCCGAGGAAGTTTCCAGCAACGAAGCCAAGCCGACACCTGCGCCAATGTTCGAGGATGCAGGTGATTTCATTCGCGGCGGTGGCAAGGTTGACGGCGAGATGGAGAACATCGGGACTGTTTCTTCCATCCCCAAGGGGACCTCTGCTCCTGGCATTCCCGGCGTAGATAAAGGCGCTCCTGGCCCGCAAGGACCTGGGGTTATCTGATACGCTGGGCAGCCGGAACACACATCTATCCAATGGTCGAGGAGAAATTACACAAACTCCGCGACTATGTTGTTATCCGTGACAATAAAGTTATTGGCGGTTTCGTTCCAGACTGTCCATGCTTGCCAGAAATAGAAGTCGTAAACGGTGAACCGATGGTGATTCACAATAGAATCTTCCAGAGGAATTGACATGGAACTATCTCTACTGCCTCCGCAGAATGTCCAGGAGCGCACAGGAGATGCGATTGACCGTCTTGAATCCGACTTTCAGCAGGGCAAGGTAAAGATATCAAGCAATTACCTAACCAAGTTGGAGAAGGAAATAAGGGTTATGGTCGATCGCTGGAAGGAAGGGACGAGCGTTTTGAAAGAACGCTTGCAGAAGTGGAATGACCTGATGGAAGGCGTAACCGAGGAACAGGATTTCCCATGGACTGGAGCGTCAAGGGTTACGATGGGAACAGCTGCCGGCTCTGCCAGGACGCTGGCGGCTACGTTCGATAGGTCACTGTTCTCGCAGGAGTCTTTTCTGGTAGCCGAGAACAACAGCGCGGCCACAAGGGAGAAGGCAAAGACGCTTGAAGATTCCGTAAATTGGCTTGGCTCGAAGGTAAATAATCTTCTTGATGTCCTACGGGACATGCCTATACCGCTATTCCGAGACGGTACAGTCCCGGTAATGGGAGAATGGAAGCGTCAAGTAGAGAAGGCCGTAGACTACAAGACCTATCAAACCTCTGCCGAGTTCATGGCTGATTATCCAAGCCCTGAAGCAGCCGGCATGGATGAGAAGAAATACTCAAAGACTCTAAAGTACCTGGATAAGACATATAACCCTGACCTTTCCGTCGAATACATCTATGACGAAGTTATATATGACGCTCCTCATTTTACGAAGATACCTCTAGCCCGCTTCATCTTCCACCCGCTATCAGCCGAGGAACTTGGCGATTGCGTTATCTACGGTCGGCAATTCTTTGAGCATACTGACACTGTAGAAACAAAGATCAAGTATGGTGAATACGACGAAGAACCTGGCAAGGAAGCCATTGTCGCGGCCAGTGGCATGATAGACGATGTATGGGGCCACAACAGAGAGGCAATCGAGGGTCTAAGCTCAGAAGGCGACAATTTCAAACGGTGCGAGTGTTACCGGCTTGTGCTGAAGAAGGATATTGACGGTGATAGGGTCCCAGAGAAATACCTATTAACCTACGAACACCAGAGCCACAGGATACTGAAGATCCAGCGGTATAACCTTCGGCGCAATATCGACAATGTTGTCATATTCAGATTCTTGAAGCGAGACGGTAGGCTTCTTGGCGTATCTCTCTGCGGTGATGGATATGACCAGTTCCGAATGATCGACGATTTCCACAGGCACCGTCAGAATGTGCGTGCGATTACTGATGCTCCGGCTTTTATCGCACCTGAACGTCTGAAGGATACTATTGATTTCGGTTCTGGTGATTATGCTTGGCGTCCTGGGGTTACTCTCTATTTGCCTGATGAGTACATGGGAGATAAGGCCCCTAGGCAGATGGTGACGCAGAACCTTGACCGGACAAACAACAGCCTTGACGAAGAAGGCTCTGTCATGCGCTATCTTGAAATACGTCTAGGTCCTTCTCAGGGCATGTCCGGTAAAGAGACAATCAATGATCCAAAGCAGCCGGCGACCAAGACCCTTGCGCTTTTGCGTCAATCCACGTTTAGAATTGACCACTATATCAACGAGTTTAAGCGCTCAGTCCCGCTACTGGTCAAGCTACACAATGCCCTTTACTATCAATATGGCCCTAGGTCGATCAAGTACATGGGCAAGGTCAAGGATTCGAGCATAGAACTTGAAATGGAGAAGGCGCTATTCGCTCTTGATTCTCTGTCATTCAATTTGAAAATAGGCGAACTTGCGCTATCTCCTGAATACCAGATGGAGAAGGCCCAGGCTTTGCTGCAAGCTGCTCTTGCGAATCCGATTGTCATGCAGATGAAACCCCAGATACTTATCGAAGCATGGAATGAGATGGTCTATGCTGTAAAGCCTCTAGACTTGAACCGCTTCTTGATCGAAGCTCCCAAGCCTGGTATGCAGCAGTTGCCTCAGATGATGGGGGCAATCCCTCCTGGCGTACCTCAGATTTTGGCAGAGAAATTGCAGGCGATGAAAGGTCAACAAGAGCAGGATATCACAGGGGGTCTAAATGCCAACGCGGGTAAGTGAAGAGCGCATAACTCAACTTCAAGCCAGAATCGGGCAGCTAAATACCAGGATTGAGAAGTGGTCGAAGATAGCCAAGTGCAAGGATAAGGGGATTTGGGAAATCATCGGCCCGAAGATAAAACTAGCCAAGGAAACATCAGAAAAGGACGCTCTGATATTCTTGGTAAAAGGTGAGGTAGACAAGGCCCGCCTTGCTGCCGGAGAGAGCATAGCCTACGCGAGAATCCTTGGAGACGTTGAATCAACAGACGCGAATATAGAAAAGGCAGAGCAGGAAATAGCCGAGATACGGCAGCAGATAAAGCTCGCCAAGAACCGTGGCGGGATCGTAGACTAGGAGGCAAGAATATGAACATGAAAGCACCTGACCTTAGTAAAGTTGCAGACCCATTTGAAGCAGACGCCCAGGTTCAGACTCCTGAACCAGAGGCAAAGACTACGCCTGAACCCGAGGTTAAAGAGCCTGCTGCCCCTACAGCCGAGCAGTTGGCCCAGGAGAATGCGACGCTAAAGGCGCAGCTTGAGGCCGCGCAGAAGGTTCAAGTAGTGGTACAGCCTCAGGCTCAACCGCAAGTCCAGATGCCCCAGCCATCGGCAGAAGCCTTGCAGAAGCAGGCCGAGGACCTTGGATTTACCGATCCTCGCCAGATTGAAAGCATTGGCCGGATTGCCGCCCATGTCGCTGCCCCGGCTTTACAGAAGGCGATGATCTTGGAGCAGGAGTTGAAGGTCGAAAAGACGGTCAATGCGGCCAAGAAACAGGCTCAAGTCAATGACCCGCAATTCGTAAAGCTAGAGGCTCACGTTGACGAATACCTTGATGGAATCCCTGTCCAGGATAAGATGGACCCTGAGAAACTCTCCAAGCACATGGAGCGTGCCACGTTCTACGCTAAGGGGAAAATGGGAGTTTCACAGCAGGGCAAGCGAGCGACTCCACCGGCTCAGACTCCAAAAGCAGATGAAGGCCAGGAGGACAAAGTGACTTCGCTTAATCAAACCGAGACTTGGGAAACCAAGGACGGAAAGACTCGCCTTGTAATTCATCCAAGGGTTAAGGCTGAAATCAGGGCGATGCACGCTCATCCTGGTATTCAAGATGCAGTCCAGATGGACCCGCGTGACGAGTGGCGCGGTCCTATCTTCCAAAAGGACCTGATAAATAAATGACCTGGCGAGCGAACAAGCGCGGTCCAGAGTTTAGGCCGATCTTTCCTAGCCCGACTGCTGGTGATGGGATACTACGTCCCAACAACGCAAGGACTGGGAAGAATCAGCCTAATGCGAAACCAAGTCCGAGAAGGAAAGTAAAATGCAAGATATGCGGGTTTCTCGCTGATCTTTCAAGGCATGACAATAGCGGAGGATCGCTAGAAGGTTCTGGAGCATTGGGAAATTTCACTTCCCATTCTTCAGATTCAAACGTAAAAGAACAAGCGTATAGAGTCGGCGGCGGTTGCCCATTGTGCGGCTCTAAAAATTATGGTGCGAACCGAAGATAGTATTGACATGAAAAAGAAACGCTGTTATACTAAAGATAGTAGACGTTCCCTCCTAGAGCCGCGAACCTCCCGAGATAATGTTTTGAGTTTGCGAGGATCGCTATGAAAATTTGCAGAGGGCCTTCTGCTCTTGAAAAACTTCCTATGTACGGCGGTGCGGCTGATATCGTCGATGGCGCTTTGCTCACCATCGGAGCTACAGAAGAGCAAGACCTTGGCGCTCTTATTATTTCCGGTGCTGCCGCTGTTGATGCTGTTGCGGTCAAGGAAGGACTCTACGATTATTCCGTTACAGGTGGCGACTATGCCTATCTTGGAACTGCGGATAATCTCCAACTCTGCAACATGATCATGCCCGGAGCGTTGCTTGCGGCTGAGTATGACCTGACTGACGCCGGCTGCGCCATCGCCTCGATGACTAGCACAACTGCTATCCGAATAACAAGCGCCGAGAACTTGGCGAGCTTCTTCCTTTATGCCAATGCCGGAACAGGTATCGGCCAACTCGCTTCTGTAGTTTCAAGCGATGACACAGACTATACAATCAAGAGCGCACTTACCACGACTTGGGTTGCTGGTAGTTCGACACTTACGAAACTCTTGATGCTTGGGATGAATCTGCATGTCCTTAGCACGGATAGGTCAAAGCTGATCAGCACAGCCGCCGCTGGTACGGCTACGCTCAGGACTCTCTATACTGAAGGCAAGTGGCAAGGTTCTTCCGGTTGGGAGAGGCTTACATTTACGAAGCATCACAATTTGCAGTTGAGCGGCAAGGCCCCTGCTTTTAGGTCTATCGTCGCTCCTGTAAATTCGTGGTTCAGCCCGATAGACTGATATAGCATCACCCTAGCCGGGGAGGGTGCATAACCCCGGCCCGATTTTAGGCGTACCCCAAGAGACGCATAGGCCAAGAGAACGCTTAACCCCAAGGGGGTTAGCATATGATTCTCACCCAGGCTAATTGGCCTAGTGTCGTCCAGCGGGACCTGTCAGAAGTATTCGTCGAGCAGTACAGGGATTTCGATTCCTTGCTGCCGATGATATTCCGGTTTGTTGATGCTACTCAAGGAACTGAGTATGACCTTGAGGCCGGCGATATAGGTTCTGTGCCTGTATACCAAGGCCAGATCACCTATGACGAGTCCAAGGAAGGCTATAAAAAGTCAGTCACCGAGACTGAATACGCCCTTGGCCTGAAAGTCCAGCGCAAGTTGCTCCGCAATGACTTGTACGACGTGGTTCGCACACAGGTCGGCTTGCTTGCCCAGGCTTTCCGTCAGAAGAAAGAGGAGATTGGTGCCTCGATCTTCAATAACGCCTTCAATACGACACATACCGTCGGAGATACCCTCCAACTTTGTTCTACGGCGCATACGTCAAACAATGGTGGAGCTAATCAGGGCAATATGGGCACTTCGGCGTTTTCTGCCGCTAACGTCGAGGCTACCCGTATCTTGATGGTCAAGTTCAAGACCAATCGCGACAATATCAGGACTGCCGCTCCTGACATGCTCTTGGTTCCGACTGACCTGCACGAGAAGGCTTGGGAGATTCTTAATTCCTACGGCAAGCCCGATACGGCCATGAACAACAGGAATTTTCATGTTGGCCGATACAAGTTGGCCGTGTGGGATAACTTCCTGACCGACTCCAATAACTGGTTCATGATCGACTCGCGTCTGATGAAGCGGGTTTTGAAGTTCCGGCAGTGGGAGCCTACTCAGTTCTTCAGGACTGGCGAGTTCGACACGATCACCCAGAAGTTTGCTGGGTATATGTCGAATGGCGTTAGCGCGGTTGACTGGCGGTTTGTCTACGGACACGAGGTTTCCTAAGCAGATATGAACTCCCCCGGCCTCTTTAATTAGGGGCCGGGGGATATCCCAAGATGAAGTTCAAGAGCAGCATAAAAGGAGAAATAAAATGAGAAAAGCTAAAGAACCCAAAGCGACGTTGACGGTCCAGGCCAGAGAGAATCTATCGGCTCAGATAGAGTCTCAGACCGCATATCGTGAAGCTGTTACAAGGCAAGATATGCCTGCTGGCCTTACTTCGCCAACTGGTGATATTGGATTTTCCAGGCAAGTTGATACCTCTGCGCTTGATGCAAGCATTTCTCATCAGAAGCGCATCCTTGCAGAAGGCACCCCCGAGCCTGTCTCTGGAAATGAACGCGCCAGGCTAGAGAAAGAAGCCAAGGAAGATGCCGAGTATCTTTCCAAGCATCTACTGACGCATAAGGAAATGGATTTGATGCCAAAGCATGGTTATGAATATAGCCGAGCTGTCAGGAAGTCGATTGCTCATGAAGTTGGATGCCCTGAGACGCAGCGTCGGGCATTTCGTTATCGCTCGAATATGGCTAGGCTTGACCCTGAAAACCCGGAAGCGCAGTCGATAGAGGCGCTACGGCGAGATTCTTGACGGAGGGATGATATGAAAAAGGTTTTACATCTTGCCGGATTCCTGGTTTGTCTGGCCGTAATTGTCGGTATCTCTAGTGGCCGGCTTCATGCTCGCCTTACTGGGACTGATCCTGGTACTGATGTTTGGTGCGATGGTATTAATGGGGCTGAAGTATGTATTGATTCTTCCGGCAATTTCATCCCTACGACTACGAATGATGCGACTCTTGGCACTTCTTCTCTGTACTGGGCCGGTATTTATTCGTATGACATGACGATTGCGGATGATCTTGCCGTAAGCGGAGATACCACGCTCGGAGATTCTACGTCTGATACGGTTACTTTAGGGGCAAGCACTTTGATCATCAATGGTGCTGCAACTGGATTGAATATTGGAACGACAAGTACGGACAGCCCGTTTATCTTGTCGATGAGTGGGGCCACTACTGGTAATAAAAAGCTCTGTATAGGTTGCACAGGAGCTTCGACGAATGCAGATTCGGCTTTGCTTGTTCTTGGCGATGGTCTTAGGATTGGAACTGGATCGACGCCTCAAGAGACTTTAGGTGAGGATGACTTGTTCATCGAAGGTTCTCTTGAAGTTGATGGCAGCATTTTACCGCCTATGCCTGCTCAACAATCTGTTGCCAGCGGTGGTACTATAACAGCAGACGCCTGCGGTGGCATTAAGAGAATTACTGCCGCCGGAGCTTATACGACAGATACGACAAACACAATTACAGCTCCGACTTCTGCACTCGCCGGTTGCGCAATGGATATTGTTTATCTCGGGACTGATACTTTGACTCTTGACGCCAATACTTTGTTTAAGACAAATTACGGAGCCAACATCGCCCTTACCCAGTACGATACTATCAGGGTTTCAAATGATGGCTCCACTTGGTATCAGATAGGCACTATTGGTCTTAACCAGTAATAGGAGGTAGTTCATATGCTTAAAATAGGGCTACTGGCCCTGCTATGGCTTCCTTCTAGTGCCTATGCAGAGGGTGCTAAGGCTTTCCAGCCGCAGGCTATTTTCCAGGATGAAGGAGATCAGGTAATTCCGTATTCGGTTCAGTGTGCGTCTACTTCATGGACAGTCCTTGTATCCTCGAATATAATTAGCCGGTCTGTCTTGTATGTGGCGCTATCTGGAAATTCTACGTCAATCTGTATATCTTCAATGACTACAGCGGGATATGCCTGTCAAGATAGCACTCCTGGGATTGAATTGACACCTGGATCGTCTCTATCTGATTACACAAAGGTAGGCTGGTATTGCAGGGCAAGGCAAACTGTAGGAGCTACAGACACAAGAGGCTATATCAAGGGCCGAAGAAGCCGCGATAGTGGGGATGATGGATATAACCGATGAAGATTATAACTTCAATATTTTTCCTGGCCTCATCTGCCGGGGCGGTTGATCTAAGACCGTCCACCTATGGTCAGGCTCTTTATCCTTCTTCAATAACTGCCACAGGTTCTATATCTGTCCCTGGCTCAATCCTGACCAGCACGACGACGATTCTAAAAGGTCCGGTCGGAATTAATACGGCTTCTCCATCCTCGTCTTACAGTTTAGAAACATCTGGAGACATCTATCTAAATAGATCGTCAGCAGGTGGAGACGCAAAAATGGCTATCCGAGCAGGAGATAACAGAAACGCAACTATATCATTACAAGCTGACAGAGAGGACCAAGCTGCGGATAGATGGGTAATAGTCTCAAGTGCTGCTGACAATTCAATGAGAATTAATAATGGAGGCACAGCTAATGATTTAATAGCCATAAATTCTAGTGGCGATTTTGGCATCGCCACTACTTCCCCCGCTACCACCCTTGACGTTAACGGCAACGCAATAATTCGTGGGTATGAGACTCTTACAGGGAGCATGACCGTTCAGGGCAACGAGTTCTCAGTTGGGTCAACTACAGTCGCAGTTAAAAATGGGAATCTTGGCATAGGCTATGCCGACCCTCTGCATCGTCTGCATATCGTAGAGACAACGCAGACTCCTGGGGCGTTGCTGAAAATTCCGTTGATGATAAATTACAACGGTCAGGCGACGAACGCGACTGATGTGACTGCCGGGATATATTCTTTTGCCACTGAGAACGGGGCTGTTACTGGGACTACTGGGCATCGTGTTGGAGTGTTGGGCCGGTCAAGCGACACGATCAATTCGGCAATGCCTTTGATTGGTGTCGAGTCAAGGACCGACGCTTACGGGTCAGCATCTACTTATGACGGTGGACTAGCCTATGTGCTAGGTACTTATCCAGGTGCAGTTCCAGCGAGTATCTTTACCGGGCTCCGCGTACGTTCTCAAATTACCTCGGACGGGTCTACTCCAAATGCTGGCGGGACCATGGCCGGTATTTTGATCGAGGACATGGTGGGAGGCGGTCCTTCTACTCATTGGTCGATCTACCAGGCGGGAGCAGACGATCCTAGCTATCTAGCCGGTAGACTTGGAATTGGAACATCCTCCCCTCGCGGTTCTTTGGATGTGGACGGAATTATTTACAGTACCGAGGCGTACGTCAGTGGGAAAATAACAGCGTCTAGCATAGTGTTGGGCGGAGGTCGAGTAGCCAGGACCCTATACTCTTGGTACGGCTCGTCTGCAACTTCGGCGTCTGCTGACTTGCAAATACTGGGCACTTATACCCTGCCTGCAAACACCCTTGCGGCAAATGGAGATTCCGTTTATGTCGTCTGCTGGTCCTCCACCGTGGCCACGTCAGAGACTAAGCAGTTATCTCCATTCGTTGACACCACGAACCTAAACGCAGGTCAAAGCACGACGGCAACTGGTCTAAAGACTGATGCAACGATTGGCCGAAGGGGTGCAAGCTCTCAGTGGGCTCAAAGTACTAGGGTTAATTCGGGGATTACAAACGTAATAACGGCACTTACCCTAGATGAGACAGCGGCGCACACAATCACCTGCCAGGGCGCGGAAGCATCGGCGGTTGCGTCAGGCATGGTCCTTACTGGCATGACCGTGGAGTATCGACCAGCGCCATGATAAAACTACTCCCGTTCATTCTATTGCTGGCGGGCTGCGCATCGCCGCAGGATCGCAGGAACACAATGATTATGAACTGCTTTGATCGGTCAACGACTTCTGATATGTCAGGTGGTGAGATGGGATTCGTTCTGCGCGGGTGCTTGGAGGCTATCAGGTGAAATACTTAGTCCTAGCCTTGCTCATGGCGGGTTGCGCGGCGGCTCCTACTGCTCCCCTGGCTGGCCCAACGTGCAGTTGCGGGCTATGCGTATACGACAACATCAATGAGAACGAAGCCAAGGCCCTCTGCGGCTTATTCTTTGGTGTGCCCTATTCCGGCTGCTGGAATCCGGATATAAGGGTTGGAGTCATTAGCGGTCATGCTAGGCTTGATCCGGTCGTGTGCGGCGTCTCTGACGATCCGGCCAGGTGCCGACAAGAGTTATTTAATTCTCTATGATGGTAAAAAATGAACCTGAAGAGCCGGAGCTATGAGATGCTACGGAGATTTCGTTCTATCCATTTAGGGAATATAATTTTAAGCCAGCTTCTCGCCTTATTCCTTCTTGCACTACCTGCATATTGCGATACTCTAGCAGTAATGCGTGAAGATTGCAGAGTCCTTGTAAGGGACTCGGGAAGTTCCAGACGGCGTTTCTCTGACGCTACGCTTAATGGCTTTATCAATGAAGGCCAGAGAGAGACGATATCCGATATCCAGCCTATCCGCAAGAGCATCGAGTTTGAGCTTGTCGCGGGAACGACATATTACTCATTGCCTTCTGATTTCGTAAGCGTCAGGCGCGTTACTAGGGATTATCTGGCATTGCGTGAGGAATCGCCGTCCTCTCTTGATAAACTTGCTGAATGGCAATCCGTAGCCGGCCTGCCTACGCGCTATTTCGTTTCCTTCGCTTCAAGGACAAAGGTTGGTTTCTATCCTTGGCCTGATGGTTCTACATCGACCGGGACTATCCGGCTTGAATACAACGCTTCAGCCGTTGACATGACTGACGATGCCGAGACTCCATTCAATGGGATAGCGGAGTTGCAGCAATACGGGCATATCCTGGCCCATTACTGCGCCTACAGAGCAGCTATGATCTACGGTCAGACGGACCTTGCGGCGGTCTATTTGAACGATTACCAGAAGGACGTAAAGCGCATGGGCGAGACGGCCACGGATAGGCCGAATTATAACCCAGGAATTACCCCGGCTGTGAATACGCGGTGAAGAAACTTGCATTACTGTTTTGTCTGTTTGCGTTCCACGGTCCTCTAGAAGCCCAAGAGGAACGCTCCTTCCAGCTGCCTCTTTTTACCGAAGGTCTGTCTACTAGGTACTCGGCAAATGCGATTCCCGATGGTGCGCTGACAGAGGCTCTCAACGTAACTCTCGACGAGGATATACCCGGAGTACCAGTAACCAGGAACGGAAGGCAGAAATACAATTCAACCGCAATCCAAGATAGCAAATCAGTCAGGGGTCTATGGCCGTTCGATGCTTCAGACGGTACAAAGTATTTCGTTTCCTTTTCGTCCGGGTCTTTCTTCAAGACTTCCGGTGATGGGACTTGGACGCAGATAAATTCTTCTACTTTTTCGACTACTGTTGATTTTGACTGCACCCAGGCCCTAGGGTATCTATGGTGCATTAACGGAGAGGCCGTTTTTAGATGGGATGGGACAAGCACTTCAACAGTATCGGCCATGCCGTTAGGCACTCTTGTAGAGCATTTTAGGAATAGAATAGTAGAAGCTGGGATATCAGGTAGCAAGTCCAGGATTAGGCTATCTGGCGAACTCGATGGCACGGACTGGACTACTGGTGCGATGTCTACTTCTCCGGCTAATATCGCCGTAGGTGGCGTAGATGACGGACAGGACGTTACTTGTCTGATGGGAGTCTACCAGGATGTCCTTATCATTGGCAAGCGGGATTCGCTTTGGGGGCTATACGGGTTTGGGACAACTGATTTCAGCCTGCGCGAGCTTTCGCGGGAGGTCGGTTGTATTGACGACAGGACTGTCAGGGAGAAAAACAACTGTCTCTACTGGATGAGCAAGCGCGGTATTGAGAAGTTCTGCGGGGCCAGAATAGAGCGTATTTCTGACCCTATCCGGGACCAGCTGGACCAGATTATAACTACAATAGGAAATCCTAGGTCTTCTGTTGATTCTTCTCAAAGCGACTTTAACCAGGGTAATATTACTGCATCTGGCGCAGGTGCGCCGATGTCAACAACGATAAACCCTGGGAATGTTGTTCCTAGTTCATGGACTGCAATAGACACTTCAAGTTCTGATTTTTCTGCTGGGACATATTCAAATATTGATTATATTTCTGTTGATGGTTCAATAATATTGTCATCTACAGTTTTTCAAGACAATTTTTCTGACGGAAACTATACATCCGGTCAAGCCACATGGACAGTCGGAGCCGGGACTTTTGTTGTCGGAGATGGCATCCAAAGCCAGAAATGGATAACGGCGACAACAGAAGGCTCATACATTTATAACAACAAATTAAATTCAAGCCAGATAACAACCTCATCAGGTTCTTGGGAGTTCGACTATTACTTCGCAAACGATCGGCCAGGAGGATATGAATATTGTGGCCGGCGTGATTCAGGTGTACCTCAATGCCTTAGGTTTAGGTTTATCAAAAAATCTGACGAATTAGACAATATATGGATTGATTTCGGGACTGTATCTCCATATACAGGTCAAGAACGGTATATAGCTTTAATGCGAGGCAATGACGGTACAGAAGTTATAATTTCAAGCAAAATATCAAGTTCTCATTTCAGGAATACAGTTACCCATTTTGAAATCGTTATATCTTCATGGCCTGGATCTGAAATAAAAGTATTTAGGGATGGAAGCCTAGAATTAACTGGCTCATATTCTGGACTTGCAAATTCGTCAGGTATCGAAATTTCACTAGCTAGGCCATCTGGTGAAAGCTCATTAATATCTAACAGTGTGTCCAATATATACCATTATCACTATGACCCTTCTGGATATTTAATTTCAAGGCATTTTGATACGCAGCTTTCTACACCTATATTCGGTGCTTTTAGTTCAATATTTACGTCAATAAATAACGAAACTTCTGTTTTATTCCATACTCAGTCTGCAAGTAGCACTTATGGTGTTTGGTCCGATATTTCTAGAGCTACAGATACGATTAAAATAGGTTCTAACTCGAATAGATGGATTAGATATCGTGGGGATTTATATACATACATATCTACAAAGACTCCTACGGTTAATGCGGTTTCAATGTTGGCTACAACAACCGGATATTTTATAAGCCAATGTCGCAACCCATCCACCAATATAACCAAGTGGGGCAATTTCCAATGCAACACGGTAAATAATGGCGGTTCATTTTCTTATTGGATTTCTACAGGTACATCATGTAATGAAGTGACTAGGACTACTGCGAATTGGCAGTCTCAGACGAACAATACTGCTATATCGTTTGATACTTCGCCTTATGTTGCGTATAGGACATTATTCTCTCTTGACTCTGCAACACAGGCACCTACATTGCAGGATTGCACGATCAACTGGATTGAAGGAGAAACGCGGCCTCCGACGGCTTCAAGCGTCTATCGAGATCGGTACTACCTAGCCTACACAAGCTCAACCGCATCCGGAGCAGGTAATGACCATATTCTAGTCCTGGACAAGAATGATAAATGGACTCTCTTTGACCATCATGACTGCTATTCTCTTGGAATATACGAACGCAAGCTCTATTGCGGTTCGTCTCTTGCTGACGGCTTCGTCTGGAAGATGGATTACGGGACTGACGATGGCGGGACTGGGTTCACTTCTAGAATAAGGACAAAGGCTTTCAATCTTGGAGAACCGGAGAAGCGCAAGACGTATAGCAAGGCTTATTTTGAGTTCTCGCCAGAGGGGGACTCTGCAATAAGTACGGATATAACTGCAAGGTACGTCCTAGACCGTGGGACAACGACATTCTCGCTAGGGACTCTTGATCTAAACGACGATCCAAGCCATATCCCTCTAGCGGATTTCCCTTTCCCAATCGAAAGCCCGGTATCGTCCAGGTATCTACAGTTAGAGATTGAATCAAGCGGGTTAAATCAGCCGTGGAGAATGTTTGGCGGTAAAGTCTACTATCAGACGTTAAGGAAGGAATAATATGCCTAACACAACTGACCTTTCAGGGTTCAAACTTCCCGACATAACAAAGCCTGACATGAGCTTTGCGGGCGGGTCTACGCCGCAATATTCTGATGTCATGGGACAGATTCAGAAGGCCGGGAATCTCCCTACAATCACTGGTACGGTCATGCCGAGTATTCAAGCATTGCTCGATCCTGCCGGCCAGAAGCTATCTCCTTATGCCAAGGCCTTAGACGTAAGGACTAATCAGAATGTAGCACAGGTCCAGACGGATATGATGAAACGCGGTCTTACCGGGTCTGATATAGAAGCAACTGCAATGGGAGGTGCTAGGGCTGCAGGCCAGGACGCTATAGCGAATATGTACGCTCAGACGGCAGATCAACTATCTCAGATGATCTACCAGGCCGCTACCGGAGATATAAACAATAACCGGGAATTGCTCTTGACTCTTGCCCAGGCCATGGGACAAGAGCTTACCTCGCAGAGGGATATGCAGATGTTCAAAGAGGCACTACAGGCTTCGTTAGAAGAGGCTGAAAAATCTAGAAGATTTGCTTCTAATGCTGCAAAATGGGGTGCTGTAGGTACAATAGGAGGCACTCTTTTGGGCGGTTCTATGGGAGGAATACAGGGTGCGCAATTAGGAGGAACATTGGGTGGTGTTGCTGGGAAAGGATTTGCAAACGGGTAATGTTTTGAAAATATTTACCGGAGGATATTAATATGGAATTTATCAGCCGCCCGAATTTTGGACCTGCTTCTGAGCTTTGGAGTAAGGCCATCCAGCTTTCGGCCAATAGGTCAAATCCAATGATTGAGGGGGTCAATGCTGGGATGGAACAGCTGCAACAAAATCTTGGGTCTATATCAAGCATGATCATGCAGAAGAGCGCCCAGGACGCGGCGGCTAAGAATGCAGCTGCCGGTCATAGCGCATTGGCCGAACTTGAGGCAAAGAAGAGCATATCTGAATTGGCAATGAAGGGCCAACTGTCACCCATGGTTGAACAACCTCAGTCAAAGCCTGTTTTATCGACGGTCCTGCAAAATCAACCGCAGATGATGACTCCCATGCAGACAATGCCGGCAGGTGGGGTAATGACGACGCATGATCTTTACCGGATGATGGGTCTTAATCCCCAGGGTAAGGAAATGGCGATTGTCAGGCCAAAGGACAAGGCCCAGATGATAACCCTGACGCCTGAGATGATTAAAAATTACCCAGGATTGTCAAAGATGGGTTATGAAGCAGGCCAGCCTATTCCTGTTAATGTTTTCCAGCAGCAGACTAAGCCAGCTACTAGCGGTATCGGTATGCCAAAGGCTCCACAGGGGTTTAGGTTTACTCAAAGCGGAGATTTAGAACCTATACCAGGAGGGCCAGCTTATGAGAAGAAGATAGCAAAAGACACAACTCTTTCTTCTACATTCAAACTTTATGAGACAGCAAGAGATGGGCTTTTATCTGGTCTAAAAGGTTCTGATACTGGTCCTATTTTAGGGAGAATACCGGCAGTAACTTCAAAGCAACAAATCGCTGAAGGTTCAATTGCAGCTATGGCACCTGTTCTAAAGCAATTGTTCCGTGTAGCTGGCGAAGGAGTTTTTACTGATAGGGACCAAGCACTATTGCTTGAAATGATTCCTAAGCGCAGCGACCATCCAGAGGCGATAGAGGCAAAAACAAAGAATATTGATGCAATCGTAAGAGCTAAATTATCAATTGATGTACAAAACACACAGGAGACTAAATCACAAGCCCAATCATCTAGTCAAATGGAGAGAATGGCAAAAGGCCCTGGTGATGCTGCGGCTGTAGCATATATTAGCTCGGATGGTGGGAAAACATGGCGAAGAAAGTAGAGACATATTCATCAGAAGAATTAGAGTTTGAAGATGCTCCTATCCATTCTGAATCTTTGCAATTTGTAGAAGAAAAGCCTGGGTTAGCCGAAAGTTTCAAGGCAGGTATTCTAGGCAAGGACTCTCAAGTTGGATTTAACACGGGAAACATTGCCGAGGAAGTTGGTAGAAATATACTTCCTACTGTTGGTGGAATAGCTGGATCATTCGCTTCGCCAATTGCGGGAACTGCGGCAGGCGCGGCGGCTGGGAAGTCAGTACAAAACCTTATACAAAACGTGGCGTCAATTACTGATCCTAGCATAGTACAAAAGGGTCCAGTAGAACTTGTAGCAGATGTAGGAACTGAAGCAGCTATCAATGCTGCTGGGGCAAAAGTAGCGCCGATGGTGGCGAAGGCTTCCGCTTCTGCGATAAAGGCAACAGGAAAGGGAGCGGCTCAATTTTTAGGAAGGGTGTTTACAGGGATAACGCCAGAATCAATGGCAAGAATGATTGATTATCCGTCTGAGGTATGGTCAAAGATAACACCTAGTTCTTACGCTCTGCCAAATCTGGCAAAGGGGTTCAAAGAGATCATCCGGGAGAATACGGAAGCGGCTGAGAAGTCATATGCAGATATCATTAACAATGTAGTAAAGAACAGCAACAAATATGGAGAAAACTTTAGACTTAATATATCTGAAGCTCTTGACCCCGTTTTGAATGATATCCGCAAGCAATTCGGGTATGGGCTTCCAAATAGAATTAGCAACAATGTGGAGGCGCAGGAATTTGCGAATGTCTTTAACGGAATAAATCAAATGCGCTCCGCTACCGTAGAAGAAGCATATTATCTACAGCGTGATTTGACCCACATGATCAAGGCCAATGAAGGTAAACCTATCGCATCTGCTCTTGGCAAGATCAAAAACGCTCTAATGGGTGATGGTGGTATATTTGAGCAAGCCGTACCAGAAATAAAACAGGCGAATATCATCTACAGGAATGCCCATGTACTGGATGATGAGTTATCCAAAGTCCTAAACGCCGACGATGCGGCTGCTACCATAAAGCGAGCATTGAAGAATAAAGGCGAACTGCATGATGCCATTATGGAATCTGCCAACAACGTGGCCGGGGCAAGGAAGCAACTTGAAGCCATGAGGGATACAATGGCTGGTCAAGAGTTCGCTCCACTTGTTAGGAATATCCCGGATACAGGCTGGAAGGCTGGAATAGTCGGAGGCGGGATATATGCGGCTGCAAAAGCTCCATTGGCTCTAATGGCAGCCCCTTTGTTGTCTCCAAGATTTGTTGGAGCATCGGCATTTGCAGCATCAAAGACAGGAAAAGTCATATCCGACTTTTTGGAAAGAAATGGACGTCAGGTTACTCCTATTGCTATTGCCATGGCGAAAGAGGCGTTAGGTTCTAAACTGAATCTTGTCAATTCATACGCCAGCGAGATCAATGCCAATGCCAAGAATGGGAATATAGACAAGGCTGAAAAATTGCGCGACAAGATGGACAACATGATAAACAATACGATTCAGAAGAAGAAAGCAAAATGATTGCGGCGTCATTGTTGATGGTGTCGTTATGGCTTCCTAAAAATTCAAATGCAAGTACCGCACAAGTCCCCTACTACCTGCGCGAGTTAAAGGACCAGAAGGACATTGGAGCCGTGAACGAGAATTTCCGCAATCTTTCGGATTACATGACTAAACTTGGCGAGACTGTTGATGCAGATAGCGGCGGGAATGCAAAGTTAGAGTCAGATCAAACATGGACCGGTACAAACCAATTTAGCACAGTCACATTTTCTATTACCCCATCATCTACAACGACCTTACCTCTAAATCAAACAACGGTATTCTCGGCAGGGTTTGTCTGTATCGCAACGGTGACATATTCGGCGCAAGGATCGATGGTGGGCGTATTCTTAAATGGCGGCGACGGGATAGCTAGTTCTGGATATGAAATTTATTTTTGGGTTCTAGTTGACGGGTCTATTCCGTCCCCATATGGTGTTACGCGGGCCATGGTACAAAAATACGGTGGAACACATGGCGGTTGGGATTTCGGTCCTATCCCTCTGACCGTTTCGTCGGGATTTCATAGTTACTGCTTCGCGCCAGTCATGGAAGGCGGTACATGGAATTACAATAACAACACAATCCCTATTTTTGGCGTCAAGGAGTGGCGATAATGGACTCAGAAACAGCTAAGGCGCTTCTTGGGGTAGAGAGAGAGCTAGGCCGGCTGGCAGGGGCCGTAGAAGCACTGCAAGACAAGGAATCGCGTTGCGATAACCACGGCAAGAGAATAGCCGATCTTGAAGCCACGCAATATAAGGCCGTAGGAGCCTCAAGCCTGGCCGGCATCATCGTAGGTTCAGGAATGGACTGGTTGTTAAAACTATGGAGGACTCAGTAATGAAAAAGATAATTGTCTCGCTGTTCATGTTGCTTCCGGTTTCCGTAGCGGCTCAGGCAGTTGACGAGATAGTCCAGCTAGGCCAATGGCTCAAGACCCAGCAGGCAAACGCCGGAATATCTCAAAGCCTGCATAAGGATAAGTATGCCGTGACGTGGTGGGATGCCATCAGCGTTGGCCAGTCTGGACTGAACGTGGGGAAGGCCGGTGCGCTTGATTACGTTGACCTTGGTCCGATCATGGCCGTTGCCAACGGAAAGAATCCGCGCTACGGTGCGGCTCTGCCCATCCATGTCGGAAACATCTGGAACAACGCATCTAAGCGGTTGCCTCCGAAGATCGGCAGTCATGTAAATCTTGCCTCTATTCCGAACATGATCATATCACCTGTCTTTCTTTGGCCCGACCGCAAGCCGATCAACAAATGGACATGGATTGAGGAATTTCAAATCGCGCTTGCCTACCGATTTGGCGGTTCTTGAGATGGACTTCTTTTTCGGTGTTCTTATCGGGCTCATCATCGGTGGAGTGCTTTTCACTCTATGTAGATAGGGGGGATTATGGAATTGTCTTTTGAGATCATAAAGGACCACCACGGGAGAATCAAGGGTTATCGTCTAAACAATGAGATCGTCTACAGATCCCCGAGATATCGAAAGACAATCACCGTAGAACCAGGATTCGTCTCAGACGGAGCAAGCGGCCCAGCTGAAGATATCGTATCTCGGGCTTGGTGGGTGCATGACAAGCTATGCACGAATTGGGAATTTGACGACGGCTCGCCATGCTCGAATCTTCAGGCGTCTTTTGTCCTGCATGATATCCTGAAAAGCGAAGGCCGCTGGCTTAGGTGCATGGGTTGGTTCCTTGCTACATGGCTTTATGGCCCTATCCGGTGCTGGGGAGGTCTTAGATGATTAAGCCAAAGACAATCTGGCATCCGTCGCCAAACTTCCGAGAGCCGATTGAGAGGCATATTTCTTGCATCGTCTTGCACGCTACCGCAACTCCTGGCCTACAGAGTCCGCTAGATTGGCTTACTTCTTCAGAGTCGAAGGCCTCTGCCCATTACCTGATAGGAACCAATGGAGACGCCTATCACCTTGTACTAGACGGGAATATCGCTTGGCACGCTGGAAACTCTCGTTGGAAAGGCATGGAGCATGTCAACCCGGTCAACAATGTACCGACGATGAACAATTGCAGCATCGGAATTGAGTTGGTCAACGCCAACGACGGGAAGATGATCTACCCTGATGCCCAGGTAAAGGTCTGCGCAGATCTAGTCAAATATCTGTGCGAGACATACAACGTCAGTCTTGATAACGTAGTTACCCACGCCGACATTGCTCCAGGGCGCAAGAACGACCCGCTAGGCTTCGACATGGAAGGATTTAGGAAGCTACTTGCATGAGGATACCATGCACAAACACCGAATCAAGAACATGCAGCGCAGCTCGATCGAGTGCGCCTGCGGAAACTGGGGGCTAAGGCTTGACCATACAGTCACGCTCCATGGAATCGCAAGGGCAAATTATTTGCTCGATAGTTGGCTTAGGCATAAATCAGCAGAAGCAGAGAAAGAAAAGCCTTCTGAAAGAATGGCCGAATGACCACCGTCCCATAGTTTGGAGAGACGGAACATTCCTCAGACGCGATAAAAACACCTAGGCCATTAGACCTAAATAAAAATAGGTCTTTCTATTGACATAGCATTTTATCTTGCCTAAAATCGGGCTATGAATACATACATAGACCACGGCGAGACTTGCGAACCATGCCCAAAGTGCGGAAGGTTGCTCATGTGGTATTTCTATTCAGAGTTCTCTTGTAACAATAAAAGTTGGCGGCGGCTTGAGTGCCATTGGAGAGGATGCGGATATAAAGGTAAAAAAGTTGGCGCGGGGCTTTCAACGCGCATAGTTCCACTTGAAAGAAGTCCACAATACGCATAGATAAAAAATTCCTCAGTCGTGAACCTTGCCTAAAGTGTGCTAAAAGTCACACTAAATAATTGTTGACAAATTCCAAATCCGTGTTACAATATAAGTGCTTAGGGACAAGTAAATGCACTACGCACTAAAACTATCGGGCCTTGCGGTGGACTCGCCTATCGGCGTAGGCATGTCCCTAAGCAGCCGCAAGGCCCCTATTTATAAGGAGGATGAAATGGAATCATTGGCAGTCGTTTTGTCTGCATGTTTTCTTTTCATGGTTGTCGGTTTCGTTCTTGGTCTTATTCTGGAATAGGGTTATGAACGAAATAATAGCCCGCATCGAGTCACTGATGGAGCAGGACGACCGCCAGCACCATCCGGATTGCGATGGTGAGCCCTGCCGATGTGCTGAGTTGATGTCCTGCGACAAGGCGATGGCCGCTGACGCTGCGAACGATTACGCGAGGGAGAATATATGACCTGCAACCAGGACTGCGACGGATGCACGTTGCACATGCTGACAGTCAGGCTACGAGACGGGAGATCGCTTTCATGACCTGCAACCAGGACTGCGACGGATGCACGTTGCACATGCTGACAGTCAGGCTACGAGACGGGAGATCGCTTTCCAGCCTGTATACCTGGGACATGCTCCAATCTCATCTCAGGACAGCAGAGAAGACAGGCCAGTTGATCGGCTACTCGATCGGGGCGGCCAAGTGACCCCCCGCGCAATCAACGCCGCCAAGGTCCACGGCTACCTCCTTCCGGCCTTCGTCGTCTTCTCCGCCCTCTACCTTGGGGCGCATGTTTCGGTTTGGGCCGGCAGGGGATTGCCCCTTGGGCCCGCAGATGTGAATGGCAGCCACAAGACGCACGAACTGCTACGGCCCGACGGGGCCGTGCCTGCGACGGTAGGCGAAAGCTGCGCGGAGACAGAGAGTGGCTTGACCACCTGCCGCGCGGCCGATTTCGAGCATGCCGAAACCAACGCCGGATGCACAGCCGGCATCTCCTCGGCATGCTCGCCTTTTTACGAGGTCCAGCCATGAGCCGCTACTACCAGGACCCAACCCATACGCACACCTGCCGAAATCGCGATGATGATGAATCGTATAACGGCGGCGAGTACGAGTTGTGCTGCCCCGAGTGCGAGTGCCCTGTTGACGTTGAGCCGCCAGCGTCGCCAAAGCACAACACCGTCTACAGATGCCCGCAATGCGGCCGTGGGATGCGTCGGTCTAGTTGCGCGAGTTTGCCGGTAAATAACATCACAGAATAAAGGTGGATTATGACATACCTTGAGAAAGATGCAGAGCAGGAGACTGCGACGGAACCGGAAAGCAAGCCCCGCAAGCGTAAGAACATATTCGATGATTAAGGAGGACGACATGCAAAATGAAGTTGCGGTTGTGGAGCATCCTAGTCATGAGGTTATTGGCGTCCCTTCAATGACTTTTACTAGGGAGCAAGTCGAACTGGTAAAAAGGACAGTGGCAGTCGGGGCCACGGATGACGAGCTGGCCTTATTCTTGCACACCTGCAAGAGAACGGGACTTGATCCCATGGCCAAGCAGATACATTTCGTCAAGCGCAATTCAAAAAGCGGCCCTAAGGTGGCATTCCAAACGGCGATAGACGGTTATCGACTTGTGGCAGATCGGACCGGGAAATATGCTGGCAACGATGATCCCGTGTTCGTCGAGAAAGACGGGAAACCTGTCTCTGCGACGGTGACAGTGTACAAGCTCATCAATGGTGAAAGGATCGCCTTCGGAGCTACGGCAAGATGGTCCGAGTATTTCCCTGGAGAGGATCAGGGGTTCATGTGGCGGAAGATGCCATATCTAATGCTCGGAAAGTGCGCCGAGGTACTGGCCCTGCGGAAGGCATTCCCGGCAGAACTCGGAGGCGTCTATACCGATGACGAAATGCAACAGGCCGACAACGACGAAAGCAGAACAACCTCCATCGAACCCCCGAAGCCTAAGGCTGCTGCAAAGGCAGAGTCAACTAAGCCAGATGATGACTCCTTGCAAGAAGGTTGCGACGGAGTTGTGACCTTCATTCCCGCCGCCGTTTCCGAGAAGTCCGGGGAGAAGAATGGGAAGCCGTGGACGAAATACGGGGTCAGGTCCGGAGATGAGTGGTTCGGTACGTTCGATTCAAAGTTCGGAGAACTGGCAAAAGAGGCCAAGTCTCTGAATTTCTCCATCACCGTTGGCTACAAGATCGCCGGTGATTATAAGAACGTCGTCACGATGGAAAAGGCCAGTCTGTGAAACCGTTTTGCGCTTGCCCGCCGCAAACAAAAATAGCGGGCACAAATTTATGATCACTCTCGACGAAAACCACGTCTACCGGGTTGACGGAAGGACTGTTCCGTCAGTTAGCAGCATTCTTGACCTTTACTTTCCTCCGATCCAGTTCTACACAGAAGAAGGCCGGATGCTCGGGACTGCTAGGCATGAATGGTTCCACGCCATCATCCAGGGAATTGAGTTGGAGAACGAGCCCGATGAACTTATCGCCGGGGCCGTGGATGGGTTCAGGAAGTTCATGTCCGAGGTCAAGCCAGTCTACATTTCCGGCGAGAAACCATATTTTGATGAGGTCTTGGGCGTCTGCGGGACACCCGACCTTGTTGCTGAGATTGGTGGAGTTTTAAGTGTCTGCGATTTTAAACCATCAGCGGCAAATAAGAGAACTAGACTGCAACTGGCCGCATATTTCTTGATGCTGCAACGAAACAATATTAATGTGGTTTCAAGATATGAATTACGATTGTCCAACAAAGGGGCATATCGTCTAGAAGAACACAAAGACTATAGTGATATGAAGCGATGGGCCTCACTTGTGGCGGCCTATAACGCTATGAGTTTTTATCGTTGACTGTCACAAAACCACAATGTATAATAGAACCGTGGACAGTGGATCGTTCGGGGATTATCCCCTTCGCAAAAGGGGCTTAAAACCAGGTTTCCCGGGGAAGTGCAACTCGCCACTAGCCGCCCTTCCGATGGCATCAAATCTAGCCATTTCGGAAACAATCCCAACAGGTCGTTGAAGATAAAACTTATG